AAAAAATTTTCTAAAATTTGAAATATATTTTTAATAATTTTATTTTTAACTATGTTGCGGTTTTTTTGGCCTTCTTCTTCAATTGCTTTTCTTAAAAGAATGATTTCTTTTTCAAGAAGTTTATTTTTTTTTTTGGTTTTTGTAGTAGACATTATTATATAATAGATATATAATAATTCTTAGATACGATAATTATAATAGTCACTTTTAATAGGTCTAGCTTGATATGAATAGGCAGGAGGAGCTTTTGGTGGAACTTTAATAGTAAGAGGTACAAAACGCAAATCAGCGGGTTTGAGAACAAAAGCACTTTTATTACCATCAAAAAATTCATTATAGTGTTCTAAATTATTATCAAAATTTTGGAAAGACATACCAATCATTTGACATCCGTAAGTTCTAGCAATATTAAAATTAGGATTAATGTCATTTACGTTCCAATCAGGTAAAACAATAGTCATATTTTTTTTATTAAAATCTTTAAGTTGCAAATCTTGTGTAAATTTAACATTTTGAAAAGGTAATATACGCATAAAAGGCGTGCCACTAGCCATATTAACATATTCATCTAGCTTAGTTTTTTGAAATAATGGATTACTAGCATCTGCAAAAATAATAATTTTATTTAAAAAATTTTTAATAGGCAATGCACCTAAATTATTACCACTATTTTCAAAACTGTAATCAACACCTAAAGTTCTAGAATTTAATATACTACTAATTTGTTTAGCTAATGTATCATACATAGGTGTATTATTACTCATAATTCTAAAATGAAGTATTAAAGGATCAGATGAGTTAGGACAACTAGATGCGGAAAATGCCATATTAATAATAGTATTAAATACATCAGATGTGGGAATACTATTGAATGATTCTTTAACAGTAAAATCATTTACAGAAGATACAGCAACAACTGGTTGATTATCTATAGAATATATTTCAAAATCTAAACATCTAACACCTTGTTCGATACATGTTCTTAAAGCACATAATCCAATAAAATCAGCTTTAAATTGACCGCTAGCACAGCAATTATATGCAGTTTTAATATAGAAGTCTCTTAATAGATATGGTGAATTTTCGTTAATACTAGATAGTGATGGGCGCGTAGTATAAACTTCTTTAAGGACAGTACAATTTTTAGTATAAAGCGCCATCTTATATTGTATATAAAAAATAATACTAATTATTAATATAAAAATAATACCAAATACTAAAAATTTAATTTTTTGCTCTCTTTCTAAATTATATAATGATTTAGCGGCTGCTTGTGCCGCCGCCGTCGCCGCACCCATTCCCGCGGTGCGGAGACGGCGTCTTTGAGGTTGTGGTTCGCTCATTTATATATATAATATATTAAATATATATAGTTAATTTATATATTAAGTATATATAAATTACATGGGGGGTGGACTATTAAATTTAGTAGCTAGTGGAGAATTAAATGTTATATTAAATGGTAATCCTCAAAAAACTTTTTTTAAAACAACTTATCCTAAATATAAAAATTTTGGCATACAGCGGTTTAATATACCATTTAAAGATTTAAATAGTATTAATTTATTTAATGATTCCAAATTTAGGTTTACTATACCATTAAATGGCGATTTAATAACAGATACATTTTTTTCAATATATTTTCCTGATATTTATAGTCCTATATATACTATACCAATACCACGACATAGTGAAGGATCAGAAACAGGAAAGCCAATAAGTAAAGATCTTTCAGGATTAATATATTGTCAACCATATGAATTTAAATGGATTGAAAATTTAGGAGTACAAACAATAAAGCAAGTGACATATTATATTGATGGTAGACCAATCCAACAGTATTCAGGACAATATTTATATTGTAAGGCACAACGAGATTTAAGTAAAGATAAATTAGATTTATTTAATAAGATGATAGGAAATGTAAAAGAATTTACTGATCCAGCAAATTGGGGTGGTAGAAATGGTAATTATCCGTCAGTTTCATGGAGTGGATTATCGAGACAAGAATGGCCTAATGGACTAGAACCATCAATACGAGGAAGAAGAATTTTTGTACCATTATATCTTTGGGAAACATTTTCAAGTTATCAAAGTTTTCCAATAGTATCATTATATTATTCAAAACTAGAAATAGAAATAGAGTTAAGACCATTTAATGAATTATGTTTAGTAAGAGATTTAGATTATTTTGAAAGATGGGTAGCAGATATTTCGATGGTTACACAAATACCAAGTGGAAAAAATTGCAGTAATGTATTTAAATATTATGATCCACCTTATATTAGGCCAAATTTTGAGGATGCTAGATATTTCGTACAGTTTTTTTTATTACCGCCTCCAGAAAAAAGCTTTTGTATAGGAGATCAATATTTTAGTTATAATGCAACACCTGGTCCAGACCAGCAAATAAATACTCAACAGTTTTTAAAAAATCTATCAAATACTTGGTATTCGCCAAATATAGGGTTTGCTGCAATACAAGATATATCAATTATTGCAACATATGCATTTTTAGATGAAGAAGAAAGAGTAAAATTTACAGGGCTTCCACAAGAATATTTAGTTAAACAAGTATTTGAAAAAACAATACCAAACGTTCAGGGAGTAAGACGTGAACCGGTAGATGCAATAGGTTTAACAGTATCATGGATGTGGTATTTTCAGAGAACAGATGTAGTTTTAAGAAATGAGTGGTCTAATTATTCAAATTGGCCTTATAATAATCAAATGCCATATCCATGTATTTTAAGTTCAGATTTATCATATTCATTAGTAGATTTAATGTCAATAAATACACCATATATTAATCCTATAGAACCATTTTATACGCCAGTAAATGTATCAGATGCAGTTAATGGTTGTTTACAATATATTACAGGGCCGACTCATCCAGGAAATGTGAAAGATATTATGGTAGATTGGGGATTATATTGCGATAATTTAGAGAGAGAAAGTATAATGCCAGCAGGAGTAAATAATTATTTAGAAAAATATTTAATTACTGAAGGAGCAGCAAAAGATGGAATATATTGTTATAATTTTAATATAGAAAAAAATACAAATTTACAGCCATCAGGGTGTATGAATATGAGAAAGTTTACACAAGTGGCATTTGAATTTACAACAATTGATCCATATAGAGAAATGTTACCAGAAGAATATATAAATGAATATGAATTAGCATCATATAAAATAAAAAAAAATTGCACGAACAGAGGTTTAGATTTTAGTGAAGCTTGGTTAGATGTTGATAATTATTTTAATCAAAAGGCGCCAGGTGGAGAAATAGATGTAGTAGAAGATTCAAAATATACAAATTTTGATTATAATTTTAATTTACATATAATGGAAGAAAGATATAATATACTTCAATTTTCTGGTGGAATGGCAAGATATCTATTTCCAACATAAATAATTTAAATTTAAATTAAATAAGTATATATATATGGTAGGTGGTTTATTAAATATAATTTCACAAGGAAAAGATGATAATTTTTTAATTGGAAATCCAAATAAATCATTATTTAAAAAAAGTTTTCAAGCATATAGTAATTTTGGAAAACAAAAATTTAAAATAGATTTTGAGGGTTCAACAAGATTAAATTATAAAAGTCCAACAATATATAATTTTAAAATACCACGGTATGGTGATTTATTACAAGAAGTATATTTTTCATTTACACTTCCAAATATATGGAGTCCGTTAATATCGTTTGGTGGCACACCAGCGCTTTTTTGTTCTGCATGTAGAACAAATATATCAACTCAGATTCCAAATTATTCTAATCTTGGTGGACCAATACCAACTGAAGCATGGAAAGTATTTGTAAATGATGCGTCGTACGGGCAATGTAGTCTTTGTGATTGTTCGTGCAGTACACAATATACTTTTTGGAATGCAACAGAGTTTGATCCATTAAAGAGTTCAACAAGTACTCCAACAGATGGTGGAATGAAATGGATAAATCGAATTTATCCATTAGAATTTAAATGGATAGAAAATATAGGAGTTCAAGCAATAAAATCAGTAAGAGTATATTCTAATGATTCTCTTATTCAAGAATTTACAGGGCAATATTTATTAAATATGGTGTATCGTGATTTTACAGAAAATCAAAAAAAAATTTTTAATAGAATGATAGGTAATACAAATGATTTAGTTGATCCAGCAATTTATGCAAATAGAAATGGAAATTATCCAAATGCAGCATATTTTGGTTCAATAAATAAAATGGCATATGGATTAGAACCTTCAATAAGATCAAAGCAATTATTTATACCTTTAAATTTATGGTCTACATTAAATAATAAAACACCAATACCATTAATAAGTATGCAATATAGCGAATTAAAAGTACAAGTTGAATTAAGACCGGTAAATGAATGGTGGGTTGTAAAAAATGTAGTAAATGAAGTAACAATTAAAGCAGCAAATAATAATATAAAGTATAATTCTTCAACAAATAGTGTATTTCCTTCTTCGGGTCCACCGATATTTAAACCTGCTCCTGAAACAATAAATTTTGTAGAAATTCCAAACAATATACAGGGATATAATCAAGTAGTAGCTGGACCACCAGGTAATTTAGGTGACATTGAAGTACCTTTAAATCCGCCAGAAACAGGGTTAGCAGTACCAGATCCAAGTGATAATATACCAAATAATAGTTGGTATTCTCAAACGCAAATAGCTGCACCAGATAGTGTAATTGCAAAAGAGTTACAAATTGCATCGATAGTACCTTTGACATATACTGCACCAAATTGTGTACGAGATATATATAATCTCAAATATTTTTTAAAAGAACCTCCACCAAAGATAATTACAAATAAAATAGATGATCCAAGTGGTAGTGATATTAGAGAAATGGGTTCGTTACCCTATCCTTTAAATGTAAATGAAGTAATTAATAGATATTATAAAGATGTACCAGAACCATGGTTTGCAGACGTTCATTTAATTGGTAATTATACATTTTTAACAAATGACGAGCGTAATAGATTTGCAAATAAATGTCAATCATATTTAATACGTGAAGTACATGAACAAACAATATATGATTTATTAGGAGGAGATCATTATACATCTATTAAAACTCGGGGATTGGTAATATCATGGATGTGGTATTTTCAACGATCAGATATAAAATATAGAAATGAATGGAGTAATTATACTAATAAAGAATATAATAAATTTAGTAACACAGTAGGATCAGTAACTGGGTTAAGTGATCCTGAAGCAAAACCAATAATATATGATGATGCATTCAGACCATCTAATGGATTATTAACAAATATAGTTTGGCAAAAAGAATATTCGATAAGAGATTCAAAAAATATTTTATTAAATTGGGGATTATATTTTAATAGTAGTGTAAGAGAGAAAGTATTAGATGCCGATATTATTGCATGGGTAGATAGATATAGTAGAAGTAAAGGTTCAGGTATTGATGGAGTTTATTATTATAATTTTTGTTTAAACACAGATCCTTTTACTTATCAACCGAGTGGCGCAATTAATTTATCAAAAATTAATAATGTAAATTGGAGTTATAAGTTAACAGATCCCCAACTTAAAACAAATATAAATGCAAATAGCATAGATGGTCCGTGGAATATATTTGCAGATATAGAAGAACCATTTTTAGCGGCATCAGCATTAGGACCATATTTATCTAATAGAATAACTCAATCGGTTACATGTGATATAGAATCAAAAAGTATTACTACAATAAAAGGTCAAAATATACAAAATTATGTATGGCATTATAATTTACACATAATGGAAGAGCGTTATAACATATTAAAAATAGAAAATGGTATAGCAAATTTAGTATTAAGTAGAACAATATAAATTATAAAATATTTATAATTAAATATAAATATTTTATATAGATAAATGACAGGAGGATTATTAAATATAGTATCTTATGGAAATTTAAATGTAATATTAAATGGAAATCCAAAAAAGAATTTTTTTTTAGCAACTTATAAAAAATATACAAATTTTGGGTTACAAAAACATATAATATCATGTAATGTAACTAATAGAAGATTACGTGAAAATAACCCATCAACATTTGATTTTAGTATACCAAGATGGGGTGATTTAATTACTGATACATTTTTTAGAATTCAAATGCCACATATTTGGAGTCCTATATTTGTAGAACCATCAGATATATATGATAGTCCTGGTGGTGTGCGTGGATTATGGGCTAATGAAACTGATATAATTCCTAATAGTTCTAATAATTTTAATTGGCCGAGTGATTATGCGCGAGATCCCTTAGTTTTACCTGAAAATGGTCCTGGACCTCCGGATTTCTGGGAACCAAAGCCAACACCAAACAATACCCCATTT